AAGTGCGGGAAGACGCAGCCGTGCCTGTCGTGGCTGCTCAGCGAGTGCGGGCGGGTTGGTGGGCACGGTCGGGCGTTCTGGTGGGTGGCCCCGACGCACGAACAGGCCGAGATTGCGTACAACCGCACCCGGCGCATGCTCCAACAGGCGGACCCGGAAGGAACAATCTGGGAGGCCAAGGACCATCGCAAAATCATCACGATTGCCGGGAGCGGCGTGCTTTCGTACAAGACTGGCGAAGAGCCAGACAACCTGTACGGCGACGACGTGTACGCGGCGGTCATGGACGAGTTCACCCGCCAGCGCGAAGAGGCTTGGCACGCGCTGCGTTCGACGCTGACGGCAACCGGGGGCCGGTGCCGGTTCATCGGCAACGTCAAGGGCCGCCGCAACTGGGGTTGGAAGCTGGCGAGGCTGGCCCAGTCCGGCGAGCGTGGGATGGGATACCGCAAGCTGACGTGCGAGGACGCGATCGGCGCCGGGATCATGGACAGGCAGGAAGTTGAAGACGCGAAGGCGATGCTTCCGCACGCCGTGTTCCGCGAGCTTTACTACGCAGAGGCGTCCGAGGACGGTTCTAACCCGTTCGGGATTGAGCACATACGCGCGAACATCGCGGAGATGTCCACGGGGAAGCCTGTATGCTTTGGGGTCGATATTGCCCGCAAAGTGGACTGGACTGTGGTTGTTGGGCTCGACGCGAGCGGGAGCGTGTGCCGGTTCGAGAGGTGGCACGGCGCGAGTTGGCAGCACTCGACAGAACGCATCCTTGGGATCGTGGGGAACACGCCCACTCTGGTGGACGCCACGGGAGTTGGGGACGCGATTGCGGAGACGTTGAACCGCAGGCGTCCCACCATCGAGGGGTTCCTGTTCACGAACAGGAGCAAGCAGAATCTGATGGAGGGGCTTGCGCTGGCGATCCAGAGTCGCAAGGTGAGCTACCCGGCTGGCGTTATCGTCGATGAGTTGGAATCGTTCGAGTACGAGTACAAGCCTCGATCGACGCTGGTTTCGTACTCGGCACCGACCGGCCTGCACGACGACTGCGTCTGTGCGCTGGCGTTGGCGCAGAAGCAAATGACAGACTCGGCCCACGCGCCGCAGTTCTACGTCGGGGTCGTGAGCGGTCCGCAGGGCGATCGGTTCGATTCCGACCGGAGATGGCAGTAATGGCGAAGCGACCAACCAAGCCGCGCAAGGTGACGCAGTCCCAGTCATACGTGGGCGCGTCCGTCACGTTGGCAGAGACGAACAACGTCAGGTCGTTCAGCCAGCGCACGAAGGATTGGGAGCTGGTTTCTCGCGGCATCCAAATGACCGTGTATGCCGCGTCCAACCTAAACGCGACCGCGTGCGCCCACCGGGAGTTGAAGCTGTACCGCCCGGCCAAGGGTGCGAGCCGTTCCCCGTACAAGGGTCGCAAGGTGACGAGCCGTGATCGGCTTGCGTGGCTCAAGGGCGACAAGTCGATCGGGCCTGGGCGAAAGGCCGCGACGATGGGCTCGCTGGCCGACGACATCGAGCAGGTCATGGAACACCCGGTTCTTGACCTTCTGTACCGGCCGGACCCGTTCATCGTCGGGTCACAGTGGCGATGGCTCGCGTACTTCTTCTCGGAGGTGTGCGGGCGTGCGTTCTTTTACAAGGGCGAGCGCGTGGGCGGCGTGCCGTCGTCTTTGTACCTGCTGGCGCCGCAGTACATCAACGTCGTCGGTTCCAAGTCGCGTTTCATCGCTGGGTATGACTACGCGATCGACCCCACGCAACCGGCGCACTATCTGCCCGAGGACGTCATCTACTACCGCGAGCGGGTCCACCCGTTCCGGCCGTTGCAGGCGATGTCGTGGTTGCAGGCGATGACGGCCCAGTCTGACCTAGAAGCGGCGGCGCTTGCGGCCGAGATTGCACGCTGGAACAACGGAGGCCAGCCGGGCATGGTGATTAGCGTCAACGATTCGAGCGGGAAGACGACGCCGGATCAGGTTCGGCAGGCTGAAAACGAGTTCAACAGCAAGCACCAGGGAGTGGCCAACTCGGGCCGCACGATGTTCCTTCTCAACTCCGTGCTGACCCAGTACGGCAGCAAGCCCCACGAGATGCAGTACGTGCCGGGCATGGAGCGCATGGAGACGGCGATCTACCGGGCGGCTGGTATCCCAGAGCCGGTTTGGAAGATGGCCAGCAGCAACCGCGCGAGCGCTGAGGCCGCTGACCCGCAGTGGATGGGCAGCACGATCAACCCCAAGCTGTGCATGTTCGCGGAGACGATGACCGAGGAGCTCCTGCCAGAGTACAAGGGCACCGATGGGTGGTGGTTTGCCTACGACAACCCCGTCTCCGAGGACCGGACGGCGCTGGAGGTGTCGGTGTTCTCGGCGTCGGACAAGGGCATTATCACGGGCAACGAGGCGCGTTCCAAGCTCGGTTGGGACTTGTCGGACGATCCGCTGCTGGACGTTCACCGCTTCAACGGGACGCCGCTGTCTGCCCCCCAGGCGCAGCCCGACCCGAACGCGGCGCCGGACATGGCCAACCCCGGCGGCGATGCTGCGGACGGGCAGGACGCAGCCGAAGGCGACGACACCGCAGAGTCCGAGGCTGGCAAGGGTGTGGCCGAGGACGGAGCCAAGTCGGCACCGAAGACGCTTAGAACGAAGGACCGGATGGGTACCGACGCCGCCGTGGAGACGTTCTCGCGGGCGATGGATGCTTGGTACCGCCGGGCAGTCGCGTCCGCGGTCAGGCCAGACAACTCGGTCAACATCGACGACATGCTGCCCGAGCTTCGCGCGATCGTTGACAGCGGTCTTACCACCATCTTCCGGGCCGGGGCCGTCGAAACCCTGCAAGATACTGGCCTGAACGGTCCGTTCTCGCTCATCCGACAGGACGCGATCGACTTTCTTCGCAGTCGCGGAGGCGAACTCATCACCAGCATTTCCGGCACCCTAAAGGACAACGTCACGGCGCTTGTTGTACGCGGGCAGGAGGCCGGACTGTCTCATGCGGAGATTCAGGCGAGCATCCAGAGTGAGGGGCTGGCCGACTGGAGTGCCGAGCGAATCGCCCGCACCGAGGCGTCGATGGCGTACAACACCGGGGCCCGCATTGCGTCCGCAGAGGCTGGTTTTACCGGCAAGGTGTTTGACCTTGCGGGCGAGTCGTGCGCGATCTGCCAAGCGATCTATGACAAGTACGGTGACACGCCAGTGCCCATCGCTGACCCGTACTACCGGGCCGGAGAGAGCGTGAGCCTCAGCACGGGCGGCACGTACACGTTTGAGCAGGACGCGATGCAGCCCCCATTTCACCCGAACTGCCGGTGTGCGTTCATCGCCACCATGCTCCCGGCCGGAGACAGGAGTGCGACATGATTAGCCTTGATTCCAAGGTACTGAGCGGTAAGGACATCCGGGCGCGGCTGGACTCGCTGTGCAAGCGGGCAGGTATCCAGGTGACGGGCGAGTTTGGCCAGCGCGGGATGTACTTCAAGAGCGTTTCCGTCGAGAACCCGCCCGCCGGCAGGGAGATCGTCGGCATTTCAACCACCGACCGCGTGGACTTCGACCGAGAGGTGGTCATGCCGGGCGGGCTCAACTGGGAGCCCCTGCTGAAATACCGCTGCATGTACGTCGAGCATGACATGCACATGCGGTCGGTGGCGGCCACGGTGCGTTCCGTGAAGCGGCTCCAGACGCCTAACGGCTGGCAGATTCGTGGCAAGATGCTCGGGGACTCGTACTCCGAACACATCCCGCGACTGCCCATGCTCGCGGAGGCCGGGGTGCTTGGACTGTCCATTGGGTTCATGGCAACGAACGTCGGACCGCCCACGCCAGACGAGAAGGCTATTTATCCACAAGCCGAATCCATTGTTAGGTCTGCCGACGTCGTCGAGGTTTCTTTTACGACGATGCCGTGCAACCTGGATTGCTACTCGGACGTCGTATACCTTGACGACACGCGGTCGGGCGACGTGATGAAGATGGCCGACCGTGGGCTCGTATCCAAGGCAAGCACGATGCTGTTCATCACTTCACGGGCAACACAGGCAATGCAGACGAACAACGCTGGCAACAAGACTCTGATCCTGTTATAGTCCCTCCATTCACGTCGGGCACTCGCACGTACGGGTGCCCGGCGCTTTCAAGCGGGGATACCCGCACGCAGACGGCGAAGGCCCAGCCGTGACGTAACCTCGAAAGAGGTCCGATCGGTGACGTTGCTGCCCGACGCGGAGTTCACCACTCTGCACAAAGGGCAACAACATGGACTGGAACAAGCTGATTTCTGCTTTGCGCGCGAAGGGGCTCAAGCTGGAGTCCCCCACTCTCGCGGACGTCAAGAAGTACGTCACCGACGAACACATCGACATCATGGTTGACGGCAAGGCCGCCGACCTGGACGCGCTGTACGCCAAGGCCAACGCGCGTGAAACCCTGGTCTTCTCAAGCGAAGCCGACGACGACGCCATCGAGTCCAAGAAGGCGGCTGAGCGCGAGAAGATCAAGGCCAACCGTGGCACCGGCCGCCGCGACGTGCCCGGCGAGCCCGACAACGAAGACGACAACGTGCCGCAGCGGTTCAGCATCGGCAACGTCGAGCGCAAGGCGTTCAACGCGCGGGCCGCGATGGGCCAGACCACGATCCCCGACGCGGACGTTGCCGAGTGCTTCGGTGCCTATCTGCGATTGCAGGTCGCGGCCCGGACCAACGAGGGATACGCCGAGAAGGCGAACGATCAGGCGATTTGCCGCAAGGCCAACGTCTCGTACGACTTCGGCTCCGGCGGCTTCGCGTTCCCCACCATCCTCCAGAACGAACTGATCCGCATTCGGCCCAAGTACGACGTCCTGGGCGAAATGCTCCCCGCCATGCCCGTGAACATCGCGGGCGAGAGCCGCCCCCGCCGTTCGTCCGGCGTCACGGTCTACAGCCCGTCCGAGGGCGTGGCCATCACCGAGAGCAACCCAACCGGCGATCAGATCACCCTCAAGCCCTACGAAATCTCCGCGCTCTCGACCGTCAGCCGGAAACAGATGCTCGGGTCTGTCATCAACTTCGGCGACTTCGTGGCGCAGGAACTCATCTACGCAGCCAACAAGAAGGAAGAGGAAATCGTCATTCTCGGTGACGGCACCTCCACCTACTTCAACCAGCTTGGTTTCCTGGGCACGCTCCAGAAGCTCGTCACCGACGCTGGCGGCACGATCCCCACAAACTGGGACTATGCGGGCGCGGTGAAGGTCGGCGCGTCGTCCTGGGCGTCCATCACCGACTCCGAAGTGCTGGACACGCTCTCCAGGGTCGCGTACCTGGAGAACTCCAGCCCGCAGGGCACGCCGATCGTGTGTTCCCGCCCGTTCTACTACCTCGTCCTCAAGCGGCTCATGCAGGCCAAGGGCGGCGTCACCATGATGGAGACGTCCAGCGGCATCCCCGTCCCGTCGTACGACGGATGCCCCATCATGTGGTCCAACGCGATGCAGCAGACCTCGGCAACGGCCACCCTCGGCATGTTGCATGGCGACTTCCGCACGGCGGCCAAGCGCGGCGTGGTCATCGAGAACTACGGCATCGAGACGAGCGACCAGCGGTACTGGGAGCTTGGCAAGATCGGTTTCAAGCTCACCACGCACCGGGCAATCAAGGTCCACGACGTCGGCACCGCAAACTCGTCCGCGTCGTCCCGCACGCTCGGCCCCATTGCCGCACTCGTCACCGGCTGAACCTGACACACGCGCGGCACAGCCGCGATCTGGAGCTATTTCATGTCTTACAAACTTGATGACCTCGTTCCCGCCAAGTGCCTGGACCCCCAGGCCATCTTCGACAACACGTCGGGCACCTGCACGGCGGTTGACACGCAGGACTGCGACTGCGTGCATCTGCTGATCCGCTTCGGCGCCATGGACATCGCCATGACCGCGCTGAAGTTGCAGGAGTCTGACACGCTCTCGTCGGCCACCGCGCTCTCGTCCGGTACCGACATCTCGGGCGCGGACTTCTCCGTGTCCCCGGCCACCCTGCCGTCCGCAACCTCGGACAACACGACCCTTCTCGTCACCGTTCCCATCACCGGAAGCCGCAAGCGCTACCTGAATCCCGTGATGACCTTCGGCGACGGCGCCGCCGGTACCTACTGCGTGGCGATCTGGTTCAAGCAACTCAAGACCGTCCCCAACACCGCCACCCTGCGCGGCCTCGCGCAGCATCTCGTGATCCCCGGCTAACCCCTTTCCACCGTGCCACAGGCCCCCAGCCGTGGCGCGGCTTCATGTTGAACGCACGTCAACTGCTGAACAAGGCCCTCGGGAGGAACTCCAATGGCACTGGCAACAACGTACAAGGTCGGCGGGTCGCTTCCAGAGGGGACGCCAGTTACGACCGTGTCGGGCCGGATGATGTTCGGAACCGGCGTGGTGATCGTCAGTTGCTTGGCAAGCGCCCAAAGCGCTAGCGAACTGCTGCGGCCACTGTCCGTCACCAGCAGCAACATTGCGCGTCTGATGTTCACGGGGCACGTTACCCGCTTCATGCTCCGTGGCCGGTACAACGCGGACGCTACGACGGCCGGGCACGCCGGGATTGTCCGCGTCTACGCCTACTTCCTGAATGGGACCGGAAAGACCGAGAGCGATGTTCTGCCAGACGACGGCACCGTGCGGATCATGCGGCTGGACGCGACCAGCGGCACTGGGTACACGCTCTCGGCTGACCCTTCCACCGACTTCCGCGACACCACGTACCGCTACACCAAGCCAATGGAGATCGGCGGCTCCACGCTGATCGACGCATGCGGCGCGTCCGGGCTCATCGTGCTACTCGAAACGGCGGCGACTCTGAGCGGCGGCAGCAGCCCGGCTGTTGCTGTCGAGGTTGGCGTTCTCTAAGGGGGAAGTGTGGCGCTGACGACTGTTTCAGCCTACAAGACGTACGCCGGAATCTCCGGTATCGGGGAAGATACGCGCCTTGCCGTGTACCTTGCCGCCGCCTCCGCCTCCATTCGTTACATTTGCGGCCGCAGCCTGTCCAACGGGTTTGAGAGCGCGAGCCGCACGGAGGTCATCGACGGGCAGGGGACGGGCACGCTGCAACTCAAAGAGTGGCCCGTGTCGTCGATTACGTCGGTGTCGGAGATCGACAACTCAGGTAGCTCCACGGCGCTCGCGTCAACCGAGTACCGGGTGGACTCGAATACCGGCATCCTGTACAAGATCGGCGCTGAGGGTGGCCGTTTCGGGTACTCGCTCGGACTGCCGACGCCGTACACGCCCCAGTTTGGCACGTACCCGGCGTTCCCCAAGGGCATCCAGAACATTTCGGTTGTCTACACGGGTGGCTATTCCAGCATCCCGTCAAATCTGGAAATGGCCGTGTTTCGGGTCATGGACCTGCTGCGGGCGTCTGCTGGAGCCGACCCGTCAAAGCAGTCCGAGAGCCTTGGGGCGTACACGTACACCGCCAGGTCTGCGGCAGACACCGACCTCATCGTCCAGGCTCTGGTGGGCGACTTCAAGACTGGGGGCCTGTAGTGCTGACACGAATTCCAACCCCGGCACACCTAATGCCGCTGACGGTCACGATCACGCCCGTCACGATCGGGCAGGACACCGACTCAAGCCCGACTCGGGCGTGGACTTCGGGCACGGTCACGGTTCAGGGCAACCTCCAGCCCGCCAACTCGCGCGAGGCCGTGCAGTACAGCATGCTCAACGCCGTCACCGCGTACGACCTGTACATCGCGCCGACCGACACGGGCGGATCGGCGATCAGCTTCACGCAGACGCAGTGGAAAGACGCGCACGTCACGGCAAACGGGCTGACGTACCGCGTGGTTGGTGCTCCAATGGACCCCATTACCAACGGCTGTCTGAGTCACGTCATACTCGAAAGAAACGACCTTGGCATCGGTTGACTTCTCCAACATGACCGGCTTCAAGGCCAAGACCATCGAGGCCGCCAATCGCGGTCTGACCGCTGTTGCCGCGCAGGCCGCGATGTTCGCCAAGCGCGGCATGGGCAAGGGTGCGCGACACACTTCGTCTCCGGCTGGCTCGCCGCCCAACGTGCAGCGCGGGTACCTTCGCAACGCGATTGGTTTCGAGAAGTCGCAGAATCTGCGGGCAGCGTACGGCGTGGCCGTGGGCGTTCCATACGCACGCATCCACGAACTGGGCGGGAAGATCACCGCGAAGACAACCAAGTACCTGCCTGTGCCGGTCAACGCAGAGGCCAAGAGGCTTCTGGAGAAGTCCACGGGCGGGCTTCGCAACGCATCGGTCAAACTGGTTCCGATCGTCTCTCGCGGCGGCCGTCCGATGCTCATTCCGGCCTCCAGGTCGAAGGCGTCCAAGTCTGGCGGTCCTGTGTTCGTTCTCAAGCACTCGGCCACGATCCCGCCGCGTCCGTACCTGCGCCCGGCGCTCATGCGGAACCTGCCCGCGCTGGAATCCACCTACAAGCAGTTCGCTGGCGATGCGCTCAACGCATATGTGAGGCGCACATGAACAGCTACCTCGCCAAAGCCATCGAGGACAGGATCAAGGCCGACACCGGCACCAATGGTCTGTACCAGGGCGGGTCTTGGCAGACGATCACCGGGGCGTGGTACTACCACAAGGGATCGGGTGCGCCGCCGTACGTCGTGTTCAACATTCGGCAGGACGAGGACCACACGCTGACGTCGGACGGCTGCAACTACACAGTCACGTTCTCGATGTTCGCGGACGTTTCCAACGGCGGGCAAATCCTGCAATGGGTGTGGGACCGCCTTTTCGGCGATTCGATGTTGCAGTCCAACCGTGTGCCTTCGTACGGATTCAACCGGCACCCGCTTGTGATCCCGACAAACCCGCTTTCGGCGACGTCCACCACCCTTGTGTTTGTTGGCTCTGACGAGGTTCAGGTTGAGGACGAGGCCGTGATGGGGTGGACGTTGACGTTCAGGGGCTATTGGTCCGCACCGGCGCTGTCGCCGTAGGAGTTGAGATATGGGCACGATTCTTACTGGCGAGCTTGGCGCGGTTGTGTCTGCGACCGCTGGCAGCGACCTTGAGCAGTTGCTTGTGACGGCGCTGCGGGACACCACGCTGTCGTACAAGGAAGACGCGACGATTGAGGACACGTCCGGAAAGGGCGACGGGTACATGACCCGCGCGGTCGGGCTCAGGTCCGGCACGCTCAACTTTGAGGGCCTGTACCCGCGTTCGTCGCCGCGATTCGGCGCGTCCGGGCTGTTCACGCTGACGGGCACGACGTTTACCCAGGTCGAGTCTTACACGCTCGACATCGACTGGGGAGAGGAAGAGATTACGGGCATGGCGTCGGCCGGGGTGACGTCAAGGTCATACATGCCGCTGGGCTACCCCGAGTTCAAGGCGTCGATTGTGTGCCGTGCCGATTCGGCGTCGGCCCTCCCATCGACGACGGCCCTGCATGGGTCGGCGGCCAACATCGCATTCAAGCTCACCGAGGACGGAACCGATCCGGCGTTTACGGGCTCGGCGGTCGGGCTCATCGCGTCCAAGGGCGTGCAGAGCGGCCAGCGCGGGGCCATCAAGCCCACCTACGACGTCATGCTGACGGGCCAGCTTACGTCGGTTGCCGGTAGCACCCTGCCCGCACTGCTACCTGCTGGCACGGTCGATCGGTCCGACTGGGACACCAACTCGGACGGGTCGGCGGACGTGCAGTTGGTGTGGAAGGTCGCCACGGGCCGCACGTACACGTCGTATGCGTTCCTGCGCTCGCTGCGGGTTGTGGTGGCCGTGAACCAGTTGATTCGCGTCTCCGGCGTGATCCGTCTGACCGGCGACATCGCCACGGCCTGATCGGAGATACCCAGTGTCACAGCTACCACTCGGCACGGCAAAAATCAACCTCACGGCGGACACGGCGCCGCTGCAAGAGGGACTGGCCAAGGCCGAGGCCGAAACAAAGGCGTCCGCAGAACGGATGCAGGCCAGCATTGACGGCGCCGGAACAGGCTCCGGTGCCGCGTCGGCCGGGATGCTTGTCGGCGGCGCGGCCGGGGCGGCTGCGGCCATCGGTCTACTTGTCACCGCAACCGACTCTCTGTTGCGCGGCATCGCCGGGTACCAGAGCGCGTTTGAGCATTTCGCCGACGAGTACCGGAAGACTGCCGATTCGCTTTCGTTCAAGCCTGGTGGTCCCGGCGGCGCACAGGAGCATCTAGAAAACATCCTGACCAACGCGGCCAAGGAACGGTCCAAGATTCTTGAGGAAGAGTCTTCCAAGTTGTTGTCGATCAAGGGACTATACGAAACGATCGCCGCGGGCCTGAGCGGCGGTTCAAATCGCGCCGAGTTTGCCGCGCGACTCAGGCAGATTGACGACCTGGTCGCTGGTGCCCAGCGATACAAGGAACAGCAGGACGACATTGCAGCCGCCGAGGCGCGTCTGGCCGATGCCGCGAAGACACGGACAGAGCAGAACCGCGAGTTCACGCGGCTGCAAGAGGACAGCGTCGGCCTATACCGACAGACGCTATCAGCAGAGGAACAGCTTGCCGAGCGGATCGGCGACAAGATCGACGCGCTCGAGAAACTGAAGTCGTCCCGCCCTCTTGACGCCGGATTCCAAGAGGCCGCCGACAGGTCCATCGAACGCCTATTCGCCGCGCTCAGCGTCGGCCTGAAGGAGATGCAGGACCGCGCGGAAGAGCTTGAACGAAAGAAACAGGACGCCGAGGACAAGCGGCTGCAAAGGCAGCAGGATTTGCTCGACAAGGCCGTCGGTCGTGCGCTGGATCGCATCGAGTCGTCGGCAGCCAGGTTGTTCCCAGCCGACCAAATCGCGGGCGGCATCGACACGATTGCACAAAAGATGGACGAGATTAGGAGCCAGCTTTCGAGCATGCCGGTGTAGCCAATGGCCAACGCACTCATTGAACAAATCGACAGCCGCAGCGCGACAAAGGACGTCGCGGGCCATCCCGTCGGTGCGTCGAGGGTGTTCAAGGGCCCGAACCTATCCAGCGAACCGGCCGCACAGCTTGCTTTCAGAAACGAAGCCGGGCTCAAGCACCCAGACTACCCCGAGCTTGACCTGTTGACGGTCACGGCCACGCCCCTGCCGTCCGGGTCTGGATACAAGGTCGAGGCCCAATACGGCAAGCGTTCGTCGTCGCAGTTCAAACAGCCGCCACGCGACGATCCGGCGTATGCGTTCTTTGCTCCCGGCCCGCCCGTGGCCCGCAAGGTTGAGTTGCCCGTGACGTTCCGGCGCGTGTTCTACGCCGACGACGGCGGTAATCCATACTTCGCCTACGACCTCGCCAAAGAGTCGCACACCGAGTACCGGCCTACTGAGGTGTTCAAGGCCCGTATCTACGGAGCCAATCATCGAGATTTCGACGTCATCGGAACACAGATAGGCAAGGTGCATCGCTTCAGCACGTCCGAGTGGTTGTTTTACGACGGCACCGTGTCGGAAGGAGACGGAACATACGTTGACGTCCGCTATTGCTGGGAGCGCGATAACGGAACGCCGTACATCAATCGCGGGTCCACGTCGTCGATCTACACCCAGCTAGCCAGCACCAACCCAGATTTGTTGAGGCTCCCGTACACGGAACGCAGCGCGATTCAGTCGGAAGACATCCGCGTAACGCCGTGGGTGTTCTACGACCGCTACCCGTACCCGCGCGATCCTGACGGCTGGCGGGCGCTTCCAGGCATGGGGAGGCTCAACCTGTGAACCC